TCATTTATTATACTGCATATCGACCATCTGTTCGTGCAGTATCTGTTGTGCTAAATTATTTCTTAGGGCTTTCTTGTTGTCAGGTATTGTACCATCTTGTAGTCCAGCCGCATCATTTAATGTACCATCATTTATGTTGGCATTGTAGTACATAGCAATATTAGTTTGTTGGTTGATAGCCAGTATTATGTCGTCTTGACCTTGTGCTTTAAATATAGTTAGAGCATTATCAGAAGCAGTTAGACCCATCTCTATACGTGTATCTTCCTCTTCCTCTTCTTCGTCAACTATAACTTTACCATCTTCATCATACTGAAAGTCTTCAGTCTCTAGTGTATCTGTAACTGCATCATCTTCTAGTGCATCATATACTACAACTTCTGGTAACTCTGGCATAGGCTTTACGTAACCAGCACATGAAGGATCAGACTGTGGATCATAACACTTGTCTACCCTGTAGGAGTATATAACAACTGCATCTTCCACTCTGCCCTCTCCTTCCACTTCAATCGAACCTGTACCCCAATTTGAAGCTGGAATGTTCGAAACTGGAAACGACTTTACAATGGTATTACCAGCTACCCCCGACCAGTCATCTGTTTCTCTGAAGATATATCCATCACCATTAGCATTAAGATTACCAACGTGTACTTTCATATCAGCATCTGGATCTTTAACAGTTGTATATCTATACATTAAACCGTTTATGTCTACACCAGCAATACTAGGTAAGATACTATCCATACCCCAACCTAAAGAAGTACTAGCCGCATTACCTGTTGCCCCATAAGTATAAGGATCAGAGTAACAATAAGAAGGCAAGGCTACTAAAAATAACACCCAAGCCAATCTTTGTCTCACCATTTTCATCGAACATCCTCTCGATTACATTGTTCTGGTCGCGTTCTATTGCTTCCTCGACTGCTTCCATTTCCCAAGCTAGTCTAGCCTTATCTCCTACCAATCCATCCTTGGGGCAGGGAGTTCCAGCATTAATCATAGCATCAAACACTCTTTCATCTTGGCACATTACAGACACAGCCGCAACCTTCATACCCATATCGTACATAGTCTTAGCGTTCTTGAGCTTCTCACAGTTCATATCTCTAACAGTACGACCAGCAGAGATACCAAGTATCTGTGTTTGCACAGCACCAGCTACACCTACAGTACATAAGTCAGAGTTGCTTGCACTTATCTGTGGTGATATAGCAGAAGGTGGTGGACTATTGATTGTAGTATCCATAGATCCATCAGAAGTTATTGTACTATTACTGTCGGTGTAAATCGTATCGTCAGCATACACAGTACTACCAATTAGTAGGGTAAGTAGTATAAGTAAGTGTTTCATTTTCTCTCCACGAGTCTATCTAGCTTTTCCTCTATTCTATCAAACTTACTCATTATTTGACTAAGGACTTGATTTGAGTCAGCCTTAGTAACGTACTCTTCTCTAGTCCTGTTTAGTAGGATTCGTAGTCTACTCAACTCTATTACATAGCCTCTTAGTATAAAACCAATAAATCCAATACCTAGTGTTAGTACGCTACTCCACAGATCTGTCATTTCCATTATCCCAGTCCCTTATATTATTATGGTTTAGTAGGCCAACTTACATTAAGAGGAAAACTTTTTTGTTGGGGTACATCTAGGAGTGCAGTCCTATAGGCAGACCAAGAGGCTTGTTCATCAGAACTAAGAGATGCCCAACGAAGAGCGTTACCAGCAACAATATCTACTTCATCTACTAATAGTTTATCTCTCTTAGATCTGACAAGCTCTTCTGTTTGAATCCAGTTAGAACCATCCCACTTCGTGCCTATTTCAACAGTCTCTGGGTTGTCGTGAGGTATAACAGGTACAGGCGCGTCAACTTCTCCCTCAACAAAACAAGCACGCACTGCTATATTATTTTCATCTACTTCAACATATTTTCTTAACATTATTAATATCCTATCGTGAACCAGTGGCAAGCATTACCAGCAAAACCTGCTTTTGAGTATTTTATTTGATTTGCCGCTGTTATTGAGACACCCTGTGCGCCCCTAGTTGCTCCAGAATGATTCCCATCATCACTAATTGCAACTACACCAAAACTACTTGTACTTGTGTAGCTAAAGGGTAACGTAATGAATACAGAGGTAGGGACAGAAGGAAATGTAGTTTTTGCCCATGCCATCTTGAGTGATCCGATAGTTGCAGTACCTGATCCAGTAGTTAGAGACACTGAGTTAGCAAGAACAGATGCCTTAACATTAGCTGGTGACACAAGACTTTGTGTAGTACCTGTACCAGCTTGCCACACAGAAGTAGCTTGATCTCCAATTAAACCTGTCTGTGTACCAGAGGTATTAACTACCATAGTATCATCAAGTATCTTAAAGGAGTTAGTTGATTGATCGAAGTAACCAATACTAATCCAAGCATCATTAGCTTCAGATCTTTGCTTTAGTATATTACTAGAAGTATCATACCAGTGCATATTAGCATAAGTAGTAGAAGGAGCAGAGCTACCACTATTGTTACTACCTAAAGCCTGTAAAGCATTATTTATATCAGACCTAGTATTTGGGGCTGTCTGATTAGCAATATTTAAATCATGTTGACTCATTAGTATTCAATCCTTCCATCTAGGGAAATTACACTTGGTGTAAAATAAGTATTTGTGCTTTCTAGTTCAGCTTTAAACTCAAAGGCTCTACCAATAATAGTAGAACCATTAGCTAAGATCCATTGTCCCCAAGTAGGAGATCCAGATGGATCGTCGGGTGTTGCTCTAACGTATACTATTACATTCACATCACCAAATGCGGCATTTTCATCTGTCCAATTATCAAAGTTATCAGGCCACGTATCAAATAACTGTGGTATAGCATCCCAGAGTAACGTACCATTATCATACAATCTTTCAAACACAACATCACCAGTAGCTCTAGCGTTTCTTGAGGAACCAGTGTCTATGTAGTTAGCTTGACCTTGCATAAGATAAGTAGCTGTAGGAGAAGAAGCACTTGTGTTGTCAATCTCAAGTTGATTTGAGACAACAATACAGTTAGTCTTAGTTCCTCCAAATGTAGGGTCTTCAGTAATAGTCTGAGAAGTACCTAGTGGTGGTAGTTCATTAGGTAACACAACTAGACTTGTAGCATTAAGACTTTCATTAAGATTTTTATCATATGCTTTAATTAAGAATGTCCCTGATCTAGCAGGTAAACTTGCATTAGTAGCTGGTCTTGCTACCTTACTTAAAACAATACTACCATCGCCCCAAGTAACACCTACAGTAAGTGGACTATGCTTAACTTGATAATAAGATAAGTCTAAGTCTGGAACAGCATCCCACTGTAGGAATAAACTACCTCCAGACAACTCATGTCCAAAGTTAGTTATATCTGCTGGTGGTGCTGATAAGGCATCTACTTCTATGTTAAACAGATATTCCCACTCACCTATATTACCAAAGGTATTAACAGCCCTAGCTCTAGCATCATAGAAAGACTTCTCAAGATCAATAACAGTAAACCTACCTAAAGGACCATCTGAGATATTCTTGTATTCAGTTTCACTTGCATCTTTATATTGAACTTGAACTTTATCAACACGTTCAGATGCGGCTGAAGTAACTGTTAGAGTTAATTCGTTAACTAACTTCTCAGCAAAAACTTTAGCTACTACACTTGAAGAAAGACCTACAGATGGCACTAAGAAAGGAGATAGTAGTTCTGTATTATCTCTTTCGTATACTACACCATCATCTACTTCGTCAAATACAGTTTCAGCAGTCTCACGTAAGGTCATTTGTGTTTGTAAATCTAGTCCATCAGTAAGTCCAAAAGACCATTGTACAACTTCAAACTCTTTGTTAGTCCAACCAAACCTAGAGTTAGTAAGCCTTATGTTGTCTCCAACTTGTAGCTCTAAAGTCTTAAGACCAAAACTACCATTAACTGTAAGCTGTTGTCTATTACGCTCCAAGGAAATTAGAGCAAGTCTTCTAGCTTCTATAGAGTTGTCAGTAAAACTTAAATCTACATCAGCTACAGATTCTTGGTTGTTATCAGCAATCAAAAAGGCAGGGCTAGTTACTTGTGGGTAATCTGTAGTTTGCCAATTACTTTCTTCGCCTCTAAATGTACCTTTGATAACATTGAAGTTATCTCTACGAGAGTGTCTAGTACCAACACTAATGCTAGATCTAAGGTCGTCTTCATTCAAGTCCATTACTGGTGCAGTCCAGTAAGCAGGTTTCATACGCCACTTACCTTGAGCATACCACATAGAACCACCCATAGACTTAAGTAGTTCACTTAACATATCATAAGGTGTAGACCCAGTAGTAAAAGCACCATTACAAGTGTATCTAGTTGTACTAGCAAGAGTGTTAGTTTGGTCACATATATTAGCCGCACTAGATACTAATGTGTCATCTATATTAACTGTGTTTTCTTCTAAACCATACTTACTTGTAAGGTAGTCCCTTAAGCATAAAGCAGGGTTATCTGACCAAGCTGTAGAACCAGTACGAGGGTCATATAACTTCTTACCTTTAACTACAGCAGTAATAACAGGTATACCGTTAGGAAAGATGTCAGCGTCAAAAGATAGTCTTGCATACATATAAGCTATGCCACGAAGCCTGTGTTGACTAGTCCACTTACTATTAGATTCAGATACAAGATCACTATCAGCAGTTTGATCGGGAGATCCATTGTGAGTCTTAATTCTTATTACATAATCATAAGAAGTAACTTCAGAGTATATAGGTCTGCCATTAGAATCTTCACCTGTCTTTACTCTATCAGTAGTCTGTTTAACATACTTAGAGGGTGCTGTTACAAATCCTTGGCTATTTAAAGTTACTACTTCATCATTAACGTATATCTCATCAAAAGATTCTACC